ATCCTGTGGATCATCATTGCATCTTCCATAAGAGTTAATTGTTTCCAATTTTTTCTTGCTGGTTCTACCATAGATTTACCATAAGGTAAAAAGTTAGCATCTGATAGCATTCTAAAGTGGGCTATTTCGTAAGCTTGGTATTCTGTTTTAGCAGTTGTACCGGCTATGCCTGTCATACTTCCACCAATTGAAGGATCATGAGTAAACTTTACATATTCTGGCCTTGAAGGGTCTAAGCCTTCTTCTCTAATCATTTCATAAGTAGATATAGGTAATACATTTGTTACACCATACTTTTCAGTAATATCCATCTTTAAGTAAAAGTCTCCATACTTAACCATATTTCTTACCCATGGCCATAAATTAAACTCTACATTTAGAATATCGTAAAAAAGATTATGAAGTACTTTTTCTACTTCGTCACTTGACGATTTTATTTCTATACAATCACCATATTCATTCTTTAAAGTAGATTCTTCAGCATATATATCTAGAGCTGAAGATATTATAGAATCTTGATCCATTGCTTCGTAATCTGTAAACAATTGTAATCTAGCTGTATGATAATTAGCTTGCTGATTGTATCCAAAAGATTTTTCACTAGAGTATAAGCGATTAAACCTATCTACCAATCTATTTGTAGCTAAATTTGGGGATTGTTGTAATTTGTTTATATCAATAACTTTTAACTTATTCTCTCCAGCTTTTCTAATTATTGTTGCTGATGAAAATAAATTCTGTAGTCTTCCAAAAAATGATTTATCTGCCATTTTATTTTTCCTTTATAGTAGCCAAGTTAAGTCTTCGTCTCGATTACCTATTTTTTGTTTCCAGGGGTTGGGTTGATTCCCTAAGTTTTTATTATAACCATTACTAAAATTGTCACCAGATTTACCCATTAATCCGATTGCTCTTTTGTTCATTGCTAGACCTTCATTTCTTAATTTAAGTGCATGGTCTCTAACAAATAATCCCATACCAAAAGCCATTACTAAATCGTCATTATAACCTCTTTGTGCTTCAGGTTTTTGCCCATTCCAAACAAAAACATATAGCTCTTCGATTAGTCTATTTGACTTTACTGTACAGGCTTTCTCTCTAAAATAAATATCAAGTTTCGAAATTAAAAGTGGTCTTGTACGAGAAGATATTGTAAAACCTGGAGTCATTTGAGACTTATCTTTTAAATCATAACCTTTACTTAAGTGTGTTGCAGAATCTGTTACACCTTCGTGCTTAAATGTATAGTATAAATTCCTATAGGATCTATCTATTGCTGGTTGTATTGCTGCCCAGCCTATATTTGCATTATCTATTACTAATAAAGCTTCGTTATATTCTGTTGATATGTTTACTAACATATTTCCAAACTCTTTAGTTCCTGGTTGACCTTTGTATTCTGCAACTTGCTTACATTCAGCTACATCAAAAATATGAAAAGTTGAATAGTCTTCACCATCACCCCTTGCAACGTCGGCAACTACTATATAATCTTTTGAAAAGTCTGGGTATTCCCATATCCACAAGCTTGTATCAAAGCCTCTTTGCTCTATAGGTTCTTCTATTTGGTTTTCTCTATACCACTCTAACAATTTTGGTTCTATTACAGAACGACCAGAAGCTATAAAATCACAATCGCACTCTTGTGCTGCCATTTTAGCTCCTAACAACTCATCTTGTTTATCTCGCCAAGGTTGATTTCTTTCTGGATGTAAACTCCAGTGTAATCTTATAGTATTAAAAGTGTTTTCTCCAGATTCAGCTTTTGACCAGGTCTTATGAAAGAAGTTCCCTACACCATTAGGTGTTGATAAAATAATTGCTTTACCACCAGTTGCAAGAGTTTGCTGAGACGATGCCCAAATATCATCTATTCGATCTACGAAAGCTGCTTCATCTATTACTAGAAGAGATAAGGCTTCCGACCTACCAGCATCACCACCTGAAGATATTGCTTTAATCTGTGAGCCATTCCCAAATCTTAAACTTAATTTATTATCTTCTATTGCTTCGCCTCTAAGCCAACTTGGAAGATACTGATGCATTATTCTTACTTTTGTAACTAGGTTTTTTGCAACATCTTGTTTTGTAGCAATAACAAGAGAGTTAAAATCATCATTAAATAGCATACACCATAATGAATATCCAGCAGTTAAAGTTGAAATACCTAACTGTCTAGATTTTAAGATTATATTATAATCATTACCTTTAAATTCTTTTAAAGTTTTTTCTTGGAATGGATATAAATTAAAAAGAATTTTACCTTTGGTTGGGTGTTGTATATTACAATACTTCTTCATAAAATGTACAGGGTCTTGTGCACACTTCTTATATTCACTAGCTATTATTTTTCTAATGTCGTTACTCATATCTATATATAAATATATATTAGGTTGGAAAAGCTGTTACTTTTTTCGCTTTTCTAACGAACGTCCGCCAAAATAAGCACCAATAACTGTAATAAGGACTAGTTGAAGTAAATCTGTCCATTTTTCTTCTACTGTAAATGCAATTGTACCTGCATCGATAAATATCATAAGGACTGTACAGAATACTAAAAATATTAAAACCATAGGCCTAACGTTTTTTGATAGCCAAGAGTCTGAATTCATATCAGATTTCCATCTATCAGAAACATTACGTTGCATTTCTGCTTCATGACTTAGAATTAATTCTTTTAATTTTCTTTTTGCATCTAACTTTTCTGCATCAGTTGTTACTAGATTGTCTAGTACTCCTCCAACTGATTCTATTAGATTACTTGCACCTCCACTTAGAATTTTACTTATTATACTCATAATTTAATCTCCTAAAACTTTTTTTGATTTTTCATCAAGTTTTTCTAATTGTGTTTCGAATTCTTTTTCTAAAGAATCTCTACTTTCACCTGGACCCCATTCTTCAATATCTCCAAATTCTGTTATAAAAGTTTTATCTTCTCTAGAATCTAACCAATTTTCGAATTGGGCTTTAACATCTTTTAACCAATCTTGAAAATTAGCTTTTTTTATTTCTTTAACATAATCTTGCCAGCCTGCTTCTGACCAACCTTGTTCGCTTCTGATTTTTTTATGTACTTCATTCACACACTTATAGCACATTTTAAAGTGAGGCCATACTTCATCATGTAATCTATGATTCATAGCTTCGTCACATTTAGGACAAGCGTATGGCATTCTAGTTGCTGCTCTTACAGAATCTAACTTAGTTACATTCTGTCTTATTCCATCTTTAACTGTCCAAGTTTTTCCACCTTCTTCCCATACATCACCTTCATTGTGCTTCTTCTTAGTTTTTAAATAACCAGTTTGAATTTTAGATTTATTATTGTGATTTCCAGTAACAATATTTCTCATTCTCTGGACTTTGGATTTTGATATTGATTTTTTCATATTTACATAACTTTTAAATTTTTAGCTTTTGATATCCACTTAAGAGCTTCCCTATTTTTTATTGGTTTACTTATAAATGAATTCGCAGCACTTGTTACCCCAGGAGGAAAATCTCCTTCTTTAGTATTCTCTGTATTAACTTCTTGGTAATTTCTACCAAATGCAGATTTATATGCAGATTGGGATTCTTGAACTTTAGTCCAAACTCTTTCTACAATTTTATCTAAAAGACTTCTATCTTTTCTTTCTTTATTTCTTTTTAAAGCAGTCTTTAGAGTTGTATTAACAAAAATCATATAAGTATCGTAACCTAACGATTCTAGTTGTTTTTTCTTTTTTATTAAACTATTCGAAGAAGCTCCTGTACCATCTATAATAATACCAAGTTTACCTTTTAAATATGTTTCATATTGTTTTTTAGCCAATTTAACCGATTTAGCCATTAGCTTACCATCTAAACTTCTTTGTTCATCATCTAAATCTTCTTGTGCTGCTGGTATTTTATGTCTTTTTTTTAACATTTCATAAGCAGAATCTGAATTGACTATTTTTAAACCAGTGCCAGTTAAACTAGATTTTATTTTGCTAGTTTTGGGAACACCAAAAATAGAATTTATTACAGAAGATTTTCCAGAGCCAGGACCACCAGAAAGAAATATAGCTTTGAATATGTACTTATCTTCTACACCTTCTTTTAAAGGGTGTAATATTTTATTACCTTTTGGTGATTTTGAAGGTATTTCTTTTTTATCTAAAAAATTTAAATATTCATAACCAACAGAAGTTGCTATAGATTTAACTCTTTTCATCCACAGTTGATATGCTCTATCGCTTTGATAATCTTTATTAGTAGGTGTATTTTTTCCTGGTACTCCTGCAGGAAAGAAAGAAGGTATGTTTAAATTTGTATAGGATTGGTCAGGGTCTGTTCTTCCTAGAATATAATCTAAAACTTCCATACCCATAGCTTCAGTTTGTTTACGAGTTCTTAGCTTGTATTGTTCATAACTCTTATGATACATTTTTGGGCCATCATCAACTTCCATTCCAACTGCTGTAGTAACAGAATTACCTTCATTAATAATTCTAGCTAAATCATGAGTAATTAAAAACTCATCAATTAAATCAGCTTCAGGTATTAAGATTTTATTAGCTAACCAATTTCCCAAACTCATGATTTTCTTAACTCCAATTCTTTTTTTATCCATTTTTTTGCAATATGGTTTTGGACAGGCTTTTTTACAAATTTTGTAGCAGAGCTTTTAACTATTGATCCAAAATCTTTATATTCTGAGTTGTCTACAATAAGGATATTGCTACTACCAAATAGACTTTGAAATTTACCTAGATTATTATTTACTTCCTGCCAAGATTGTTTAACAATATCTTCTGGTACAACTCTTTCTCTTTTTTTATTTCTTTCTAAAGCAACTTTTAAATCTGTATTTACAAATACCATGAAACAATCATAACCTTCAACTTCTAGCCGTTGTTTCATTTTAGCAATTTTTGGATAGTTCTTCCCTGTACCATCTATTAACAATCCTAACTTACTATTTATAAAGCTATTCATTCTTGAAACAGTTACCCTTTTAGCTTTAGCTCTTAAATCCATTGCTTGGCCATGTTGGCTTTTATCCAACTTAGTTAAATCTTTTGGAAGCTTAGCTCTTTCTAAATAGTTTTCAAAAGCAGAATCTGAATTGACTCCTTTCAGTCCTTGCGCCGATACAAATGGCATTCTTTCTGGCATTCCAAATAGTGTTGAAGCAGCGAAAGACTTACCGCTTCCTGGTCCACCTGCAGTAAATACCGCTTTAAAAATACCCGGGTCATAAACACCTTCTGTTAATATATCAAATAGTTTTATCATCATATATAAATATCAAATACTTTTATTTTACTACAACAATATGTTTCCAGATTTTACATGAATATTTCCTAATGTACAATGTATGTTATTCGCTGATGAATCGTAAGTTTCTGGTGGAACAGAAACCAAAGTATAAACAACTCTTACATATATATAATCTATTATAAGTGTTCCAATTGTTCCAAATAGATTAGCTTCATGTTGAACATGTAATCGCATATCATTAACCATCGCTGGTGTAAATGCGCCTGCTGTCGTCGAACTATGGGTTGCTGTGTTAAATTCAAAATTAAGTGATGCTGGTGTATCTACTACAATGGTCTCATCTGTTAGANTTGTAGCTCCTGAAGTTAGTAATTTTAGTCGCATTGCTAAAGCTATTTTACCAACTTCCTCTCGGCCTCCTTCAACAAATATTTTTGCTGATGATACTGTATGTGCCTCAGCTGGTAGATCGTCTAATGTTAATACTGCAACCTGGCCAACTGTAGCTTGAGCAGCATTACCATCATCAGTCGCCATTTTCCCAGCAGTTACATTAAAAGTA